TATCTAACCTTTCTAACATTTGTTAGGTTTGCTTTGTTACGTTTTGTATTGTTACAAAATGAGTCAGGCGCAAACCCATCATCCCCGACCCATATCTAATTATACCACAAAGTTATAGATAAGTCAAGTATTTCGGGGTGTGCATCGGTGCAGTAATGTTACGTTCTTATGTTATGTTTTTGGGGGCAATGTTGTGGAATGTTACGTGCGGAAGTTTTGACATATAACATTATGAAACCCAATAGAATCAAGGCTTTGCGGAGGAAAAAATGGGTTATGTTATAAAGTTAAACTTTTTTAAGAATAGTGTGTGTGGCTTTCCTAGAATATTATGTAGTATGATTTGCACTATCTGCCTTGCGTTGTCCTTGCGGACTCCCACACTCATTCTCAAAAAAACGTAACATATAACATTGCTTTAAAATCAACAACTTACGTGAAACGTAACGTAACATTGCACGTAACAACGTCACGCACAAACGTAACAGACTGCCTAGGACTGCTACCGCATGGGGAACTGGTGCATGAAGATGCACCGAGAAAATTCAAGGCGCAAAAAAGCCCCCCGATTTCTCGGGAGGCTCGATTTCTAACATTTGTTAGATTTAGCCGAGGTTATCAACGTCTCCGCCCATGCCCTCGAATACTTCCATCAGATTGCCCTTGAACATTGAAGCGTTGCAATCTTGTCCGTCTTCCTCCGATTTCAAGATGCGGTTTATCATGGTCTTAAGTTCTGCAAGGGTTTTGCTATCCACGTCTGTACCGCCCGTGACCCTACCCTTTGGCACGTATCCGCTAGCCTCTTTCACCCGCATCCAATATGTGTCAACTGTTGCGGAGGGTTTGCCATCGGGTTTAACGTGACCCCTTGCCATCATTGCCGTGACGAATCGGGCGCGCTCTTCCTTGATTCCCTTTTTATCTTTGCCGACAAGGTTGAACCAATGTTCAATGGTTTCGCCCGCCATGTTCTTAGTGTTGAAGACCTTACAAAGAACATCCGCATAACCTTGGATAAGATCACCCGTTTTGCTTACGCCATCAACCAAAGAGTTGCGGGCGATGTCCAAGATGCTAGTGTCGATTGTGGTGTTGATAACAGTAGTCATTTTCTAATACCTTCTAATGAAACCCTAGGTAACAGACCTAAGAACCGATGCAAGCAAAATCGCTTGGCATAGGTCTATATTAGCAAAACGCACCACACAATGCAAGCCTTTTCTATACGATATTTCAATAGGGGTAAGGTCTAACAATTGTTAGATATTGACGCCAAGAGAGACCCACCACCCAATTTTTAGGCAAAGGAGTCCCGTAGTCACATACACACTGTGTCGCACTCCCGATGACCAAATTTAAAAAAGGGATCGAAATAGGCGCATTTCGATCCCCTACACCCAATTAACTTTGGTGCCTATGATTGAAATTCAGCCAACAACGGAACATCCGTTACCGTTCGACATGTCCGATGAGCAGCCCAAGACTCACAAGGACGGCATCGCCATCGCTGTAAATACTGCAGACCTAATCGACAAGCTCGGCCCCGGTCTTGACTACGAAGATAAAGACCTGCACAAAACGGCGGAGTTATTTAACGGTACCGAGAAACCAGCTACACCTAAGCACATATCCGTACCTGCAGAGGCGAAGGCGGCCTCAGTCCTTATTAAGACGTTTGACTTCCAAGCATTTGCAGATATACAACAGGCCCGCACATTCATCACTAATAAGTTAGTCAAGATGACTGACTGCGGCGATCCCAAGATTGAGATCAAAGCCCTTGAGCTATTGGGCAAACATTCAGACATTGGCCTCTTTACTGAACGCAGTGAGATTACTGTGCACCACACCACAAGTAAGGGGCTCGAAGAATCTATTAAAGAGCGCATCAAGCGGCTCATGAATGCAGATGTTACAGATGTAACGCCCCTAGACGATCTGGATACGCTCCTAGGCCCAGCAGAAGAAACCCGCGAAGACGTACCTAATGTCCAGCAACCTGACGCTTAAAGAAATAGAAATGGCGATTAGCTCGGGCTTGCTGTCCGAGTCGGATATGCGCGTGCTAGAAGCTTCACTTATTAAGTTAGAGAAGCTCAAAGACCGTGAGCTTTGCCAAGAAAAGTTTATTAAGTTTGTTGAGCGGGTGTGGCCCACGTTCATTTCCGGTGCGCACCACAAGAGAATGGCCGAAGCTTTTGAAAGGGTTGCTAATGGAACTTGCAAACGTCTTATTATCAATATGCCCCCTCGTCATACCAAGTCTGAGTTTGCTTCTTATCTGTTGCCAGCTTGGTTTTTGGGCAAATTTCCCCACAAAAAGGTGATCCAGACGTCTCACACGGCGGAATTAGCGGTGGGATTTGGTCGAAAAGTGCGAAATTTGGTGGATTCTGAGGTCTATAACAACATTTTTCCCAATTTAGCGCTCCAAGCTGACTCAAAAGCAGCCGGAAGGTGGAATACCAGCAAGGGTGGTGACTATTTTGCGATTGGTGTGGGTGGTGCTGTGACCGGTAAGGGCGCAGATGTGCTTATTATTGACGATCCACACTCAGAACAAGAGGCTGCGATGGCAGCTAGTAACCCAGACGTCTACGATAAGGTGTTTGAGTGGTATACATCCGGCCCTAGGCAGCGTCTGCAGCCGGGTGGAGCGATTGTTGTAGTTATGACACGCTGGGCACAGCGGGATTTGACCGGTCAGGTGCTTAAATCAGCGGCTCAGAGGACAGGTGAAGAGTGGGAAGTGATTGAATTCCCCGCTATTTTGCCCTCTGGACGACCACTTTGGCCCCAGTTTTGGAGCCTTGAAGAGCTGTCTGCACTGCGGGAAGAACTACCAAACGCCAAGTGGCAAGCACAGTATCAGCAGAATCCTGTAGGTAATGAGTCCGCTATTGTTAAGCGTGATTGGTGGAAATGGTGGGAAAAAGATGATCCTCCTGTCTGTGAATATATCCTCCAGTCATGGGACACGGCGTTTGAGAAAACCCAGCGTGCTGACTATTCCGCAGGGACAACTTGGGGCATCTTCGCTTGTGAGGAAGACAACTTTGCCCCCAACATTATCTTGCTCAATACATACAAGAAGCGTGTCGAGTTCCCAGAACTTAAGCGAGACGTTATGCGAGAGTACAACGAGTATGAGCCCGACTCATTGATTGTGGAGAAGAAGGCGTCCGGCGCACCTCTTATATATGACCTAAGAGCGATGGGCATACCAGTGCAGGAGTACACGCCTAGTAAGGGCCAAGACAAAATTGCCCGCTTGAACTCGGTCTCAGACATAATTGCGTCTGGAAAAGTGTGGGTTCCACGAACCCGCTGGGCAGAAGAGTTAGTAGACGAGGTTGCAGCATTCCCGTCAGGCGAGCATGATGACTTGGTTGACGCGACAACACTAGCGCTTATGCGCTTTCGTCAGGGTGGGTTCCTACGCTTACCAAGCGATGAGCCTGAAGAAGTTCAATGGTTTAAGAGCCACCGCCGTGAGCGGTTCTATACAGTTTAAGGATACAAAATGGCAACAAGTTCTATCGACAAAGGTTTGTACGCAGCCCCTCTGGGTATCGAAGACGAGGACTTAACAGCACCTCCACTAGAGATTGAGATCGAAGACCCCGAGTCTGTCACCATAGGCATGGGTGATATTGAGATTGAACTCTCACCCGGCAAAGAAGATACGGATGAAGAATTTGATGCCAACCTTGCTGAGTTCATGGACGAGAGTGCGCTAGATTCATTAGGCTCCGAGTTGGTTAGCGATTTCACTAAAGACATTGGTGATCGCAAAGATTGGATACAAACCTATGTTGATGGCTTGAAGTTACTGGGCTTGAAGTACGAAGATAGAACAGAGCCATGGCAAGGTGCTTGCGGTGTATTCCACCCGATGTTGACTGAGTCAGTTGTGGGCTTTCAGTCAGTGGGCATCATGGAGACGTTCCCTGCAGCTGGCCCCGTGAAGACGCAAATCTTGGGTAAGGATACACCTGAGAAAGAAGAAGCATCTACTCGCGTGCGGGAAGACATGAACTACCAATTGACTGATGTGATGGTGGAGTATCGCCCAGAGCATGAGAAGCTGTTGTGGAATCTACCCCTTGCAGGCAGTGCGTTTAAGAAGGTTTACTACGACCCAAGCATTGGACGTCAAGTTGCGATGTTCATCCCCGCAGAAGATATTGTTGTTCCCTATGGAGCGTCTAACTTAGAGCGTGCCGAGCGGGTCACGCACGTGATGCGTAAGACTGAGAATGAGATCACTAAGCTGCAAGAAGCTGGGTTCTACATGGACGTGGACTTGGGTGATCCGTCGCATGAGCTTGATGATATTGAGAAGCAGAAAGCTGAAGAGATGGGCATGTCAGCGCTGCAAGATGATAGGTTCCGCATACTTGAGATGCACGTTGACCTTGACTTGAAGGGATACGAGCACGAGAACAAGAAGGGCGAGAAGACAGGTATCGCACTGCCGTATGTTGTGACTGTTGAGAAAGCGACAAGTAAGATTCTTGCTATTCGCCGCAATTGGTATGAGGGCGATGAACTTCACACCAAGCGCCAGCACTTTGTTCACTACCAATACATACCGGGGTTTGGCTTCTATGGCTATGGTCTCATTCACCTTATCGGCGGATATGCGAAGAGCGCGACCATGCTCATCAGGCAGCTCGTTGATGCAGGTACGCTCAGTAATTTACCGGGCGGACTCAAGTCAAGAGGGCTACGAATCAAGGGCGATGACACGCCGATCGCACCGGGAGAGTTTCGTGATGTTGACGTACCCAGTGGTTCAATTAGAGACAATATCTTGCCTCTGCCGTACAAGGAACCCAGTCAGGTTCTCTACACTTTGTTCCAGAACATTGTGCAAGAGGGTAGGCAGTTCGCGTCCGCAGGAGACATGAAGGTCAGTGACATGAGTGCGCAAGCACCCGTGGGCACAACGTTGGCTATTCTTGAGCGCACATTAAAAGTGATGGGTGCTGTGCAAGCGCGTATGCACTACAGCATGAAGCAAGAGTTCAAACTCTTAAAGGCCATCATTGCTGACTACACACCAGAAGACTACGACTACGAGCCAATTGAAGGTTCACGTAAGGCGAAGAAAACTGACTACGACATGGTTGCTGTTATTCCTGTGAGCGATCCAAACGCTGCAACGATGGCGCAGAAGATTGTGCAGTATCAGGCCGCACTTCAACTCGCACAAACAGCACCCCAGTTGTACAACTTGCCACTCTTGCACCGTCAGATGATTGAAGTGTTGGGCATCAAGAACGCAGCAAAACTTATTCCAATTGAGGACGATGCGACACCTGTTGATCCAGTGCAAGAGAATCAAAATGCTCTGACTGGTAAACCTAATAAGGCGTTCCTTGAGCAAGACCATCAGGCTCATATTGCAGTGCACACAAGCATGCTACAGAACCCCAAGGTTATGGGTCTTATTCAGTCTACCCCGCAAGGTCAGGCGATCGTGGCTGCGATGATGGCTCACATCAACGAGCACTTGGCGTTTGCATATCGCAAAGAAGTCGAGGCAAGTATTGGTCTCCTGTTGCCAACAGAGGAACAAGAAAAGAACATGTCTCCAGAAGTGGCTGCACAAGTTGCACAACTTTCTGCACAAGCATCTGTTCGTTTAACGCAACAAGCTCAAGCACAGGCCGCACAACAGCAAGCTCAGCAACAAGCGCAAGACCCGATCATCCAAATGCAACAACAAGAGTTGCAAATCAAGATGCAAGAGTTGCAGCTTAAAGCACAAAAACAGCAGATTGACGCGGCAGCTAAAGCTGACCAACTCAAGATTGAAGAAGCCCGCATTGCGGCGCAAAGAGAAATCGCGGCTATGCAAGTTGTGTAAAACTTGGCGTTGACATCGCCAAAAACCGCGCTCAGATGGCCATGCAAATGGCACAAAGAGCATCTCAAAAACCTAAGAAGGAGTAACGTTGAACGACTACAAACTTTTGGCGCATGTCGTCAAAGAAATTGAAAAGTTAAAACAAGAGCGAGAAGCCTATGTTGCAGCGGGTAGAGCTGACAGCATAGAAGAGTATCGCCAAGTCTGTGGGGTCATCCGAGGTCTCAACCTCACAGAAAATATTATTAATGAGCTCGTGCAAAAAATGGAGAAATCCGATGACTGAATTTGATATCGCTGCTGTGGACTTGTCCGGCATTCTTAATAAGCCAGCCGAAGATAAAGCCAAGCAGTTGCCTGACCCACGTACATTTCACATTTTGTGTGTGGTGCCTGAAGCTATGCAGGAGTATGCAGAGAGTGACGTAGGGATTCTTAAATCCAGCCAGTCTATGCACTATGAGGAAGTACTCACTCCCGTTCTATTTGTCGTCAAGCTTGGGCCTGACTGCTATAAAGACACCACTCGTTTCCCTAGCGGGCCGAGTTGCAAGGAAGGTGATTTCATCATCGTCCGCCCAAATTCAGGCACCCGTCTGAAGATTCATGGCCGTGAATTCCGCATCCTCAATGATGATTCGGTTGAAGCAGTCGTGGAAGACCCCCGTGGTATTACACGTGCATCATAAGGAGTAACTAATGGCACAAGCAGAGTTTAAAGGCGAGGACTTTGAGTTCCCCGATGAGAAAGAAGCTAAGGGTAAACCCGAAGCAGTAGAGGATGATGGCTTTGATGTAGAAATCGAAGACGACACTCCTAAAAAAGATCGTGGCCGCAAGCCCGATGACACACCACCTGAAGACCCCACTGAAGATGAACTCGCCTCTTATGACGAGAAAGTCCAGTCGCGTCTGAAGAAATTTACACGTGGATACCACGATGAGCGCCGTGCTAAAGAAGAAGCACTGCGTGAACGCGAGGCGGCTGAAAAGCTGGCTAAGCAATTGTGGGATCAAAACCGCAAGCTACAAGAACAAGTGTCGCTTGGGTCAAGGGCGTACATTGAGCAGTCAAAGTCATCTGCAGAGATGGAATTTGAGAATGCTAAGAAGCGATATAAAGAGGCTTATGAGGCTGGCGATTCCGATGCTGTAGTAGAAGCGCAAGCGGAAGTTGCTAAGGCAACACTGAATTTAGACAAAGTTCAGAACATGAGGCCTTTACAAGTTGAAGAAAATGATGTACAAATACCACAACGTAGTACAAATCAGCCAAATGTGTCACAGCGCGATCAGCGTTGGATGCAGAAAAACACTTGGTTTGGCACTGATCCTGAAATGACAGCTTCCGCCCTCGGGTTGCATCAAAAGCTGGCTAAGGAAAATGGTGCTGACTTTGTGGGCAGTGACGAGTACTACAAACGAGTAGATGCTACTATGCGTCGAAGATTTCCTGAGTATTATGAAGATGATACTCAGAGCGATGAAGATGATACTCCTTCGAAAAAGGTATCAGAACCGGCTTACGAGGAAGAACCTCCGCGCCGTGCAACAAAACCCGCTAATGTGGTGGCTCCGGCCTCCCGTAGCACTCCGCCTAATCGTATTAGGTTGAAGGCATCCGAAGCAGCGATCGCTCGCCGTCTTGGGGTTCCTTTGGAAGAATACGCTAAACAGGTTGCTCAACTGAAAAGAGGTGAATAATGGATCAAGTATTAACGTCTGGTAAGACACAAAACCGTACTGCTCGTGAAGCGGATTCTCGTCAAGTGATGCAACGCCCCGAAGCGTGGCGTCCTCCCGAGGCCCTTCCTAGTCCTGACAACCGTCCGGGCTGGTCGCATCGTTGGGTGCGTATAAGCACGTTGGGTAACGCTGATCCAAGCAACATTTCTTCGAAGTTACGCGAAGGATATGAACCCTGCAAAGCAGAAGATTATCCCGAGCTCATGATGCACGCTACCACGGAAGGTCGCTTTAAAGGCAACGTTGAAGTGGGCGGTCTGTTGCTCTGCCGAATTCCGGAAGAGTTCTTGAAACAACGGATGGAGTATTACTCCAACCAGAACAAGGCTCAGATGGACTCAGTGGACAACAATTTCCTTCGTGAAAGCGATCCTCGGATGCCCCTTTTCTCAGAAAAGAAAACCAAGGTCACTTTCGGTTCTGGTTCATAAATTAGGAGTCTTTTATGGCTTTTCCAACGGTAAACGCCCCTTACGGGCTAAAGCCGATCAATCTGTACGGTGGTACACCCTTCGCGGGCGCTACTCGCCAGTACCGGATTGCTTCGGGCTACAACACTGCCATTTTCTACGGTGATGTTGTCGAGATGATTGACAATGGTACGATTATCAAATCTGCTATTAACACAGCTCGCGCAACTGTTACAACGTCGCAAGTGATTGGTGTTTTCTTGGGCTGCTCTTACGTTAACTCGCAAGGTCAGACCATTTTTGCTCAGTATTTCCCAGCTAGTACATCAGCGCCCACTGGTACGTACATTACTGCTTATGTATGTAATGACCCCAATACGCTGTTTAAAGCTGTGATTGCTACTGGCGCTACAGCCGACGATGCTACTTCTGGCTTGCTGCCTTCCTCTACTACGCAATTTACCGTTATTGGTACTAACGTAGCATTGGTGCAGAACACTGGCTTGACTTCAACTGGCAATAGCCGTGTTGCGGTTGCTTCTTCTGCTACTACAGGTACATTGCCTATGAACGTTGTCGATGTTGTCTATGAGACTTCATACGTTAACGGTTCAGGTAACGTCGTGTACCCCGAGCTCATCGTTCGTTGGAACTTTGAGATTCATACAACCACTATCGCTTCTGGCGTTTAAACAAAAGGAGCTAAATCATGGCTATTTCACGCGCACAACTGCTGAAAGAGTTGCTCCCCGGTCTGAACGCTTTGTTCGGTATGGAGTATGCTCGCTACGGCGAAGAGCACAAAGAGATCTACGAAACAGAGACCTCTGAGCGTTCATTCGAAGAAGAGACCAAGCTTTCTGGCTTCTCAGCCGCACCTGTCAAGAACGAGGGCTCAGCCATCGCTTACGACAATGCA